GCGATCGGCCTGACCGCGTACTCGCCGACGGATGACGCGGGGATGGCTGACGTGGTTCAGCCGGTGCAGTTCTACCTCCGTGGCACCCCGGATATGCGTTCGGTGCAGACGGTCGGTGACCAGATTTTCGACCGGCTCCACGGTGTTCAGGGCCGGTCGTTCAACGGTGTCGCGTGCCCGTTGGTGCGCCGTGTTTCGGCTTTGCCGCTCGGCGTGGACGGCAACGGCAACTACATCGCAGCGCACAACTACTACTTCGCCGCTATGCGCGCAACAACTTCTCGGCCTGACTAGGAGACCGCATGTCGTACATGGTGGAACTGACGGGGACGACCTGGTACGACGGCACCAGCGACATTCCCCAGGAGATCAGCCGGGAAACGTTCCTGGCGGTAGTCGAGATGCTGGGGTTGAAGGGCGCACGCGTCCGCAGCATGTACATAACGCCGACCAGCGTTGAGGTTGAGCGCGCAGCGCGGACACCGAACGGCGTCCCGATGGTTCACAACGCCTCGGTTCTGTACGAGAAGCACAGCATCCCCATCGCTCCACGCGCCTAGTTAAACCCCGCTTTCTACCCCGTGACGCCATGTCCCGGGTCCTTCGCCATGCCCTCTTCACCAAGGAGAACCCGAAATGCCCATGGTCATCACGAGTTTCACTCCCACCACGGGGTACACCAGCGGTGGCACCACTGTCACGATCACCGGCACCGGCCTAGACGTTGTCACGTCCGTTCTGATGGCGGACACCAACGTCGCTGGGACGATTGTCGGCACCCCGACCGCTACCACGGTGGTGTTCAAGACTCCCGCTCACGCGATCGGCACGCCGAAGGTCACCGTCTCGGACGGCAACCTCTACGTGACCTCATCGGGGTCGTTCGCCTACACCGCTGCGCCGACCTCTGAGGTGCTGGTTTCGACCACGCCGAAGAAGTTCCGCATCGACGTCAACACCGGCACTTTCGGCTCCCCGGTGTGGGTGAAGATCCGCGGCATCGTGGACTTCAAGCCGAACATCAACACCACCACTCAGGACGATTCCGATTACGACTCGGGCGCGTGGGGTTCGGACGCGAAGACTCAGGTGAAGTGGGTCAACACCCTCACCGTGAAGCGCGGTCTCGGCGTTCAGACCGGCGTGTATGACCCGGGCCAGGAGGTGCTCCGCGCAGCTGCACCGCTGCTGGACGCTGCTGGCGCGGTCGATGTCCGCTGGTACGACCGTAAGGGCGGCCCGGAGGCGTACCGCGGCACTGCGATCGTGTCGTGGGCTCCGCAGGGCGGTTCCGCGACGGCTCTGGACACTGTGCAGATCACGTTGAACGGGCAGGGCGCACCTACGACCCTCGCCAACCCGGTCATCGCTGACCCGACGCTGGCTGCGTAACCATGTCTTCCAGCGGGGAATTGGGAGACTGGGAATCGTTCGCTCAGGAGCCGTTGAAGCTGAAGATCGGCGGCAGGGAGTATGAGCTGCCGCCGGTCTCGGCTCGGCTCGGGATCGGCATCGCCACTGGGGTGTGGGATGAGAAGCCCATGCTCGAGTTGTGGATGGCGCTTCTCGGCCCGGTGTACGACGAGATGCTCGACAACGACGTCCCCTACGACGCGCTGACCCGCGCTGGCATGGTCGCGCTGGCTGACCACCAGACCGGGCGGCAGTACGCCCTGCTGCTGTGGGAGAAAGGCACAGTCCCGGAAGCTCTGGCCGCCTTGACGGCGGCGGATGGGACGGAGACCCAGCCACAGACCCCACCGGGCGAGGCGAATACAACCCCCTCACCGGACTCTGGGACGAGTACGAAGAAGCCCCGCTCGAAGGCCGCGTCGAATGGCGAGACCTGATCCGCTGCTGGGCTTCCCTCGAAGCTGACTTCCTCGACGTGTACGGGCTGCGCCTGAAACGGGATCTGCCCGGCATGGACTGGCGCGAATTCAGCACCTACGTCACCGGCCTTCTGGCAGCCGACACCCGTCTCTACAGGGCTACCAAGCCACCAGAAAATCCCGATAGCCCGAAGGGTGGAGCCGTCGATGAGTGGTGAGCATGACGCCGGCTCCATCATCGGCCACCTGAAGCTCGACGCCTCCAACTGGGAAGCGGAACTGACCTCGGCTGGCCGTAAGGCTGACGATCTGGCCCGGCATGACCCGAAGATCAAGATCAGCACGAACGCCGGCGAAGCGATCGCGCAACTGGAGACGGTCGCTGCTGCGTCACGCAGGTTGCAGGACGCTCAAGGCAAGGTGGCGCTGGCGCAAGGCAAGCTGTCGGAGTTGCAGAACTCGGGCAAGGCGTCGGCGCAGCAACTCGCCACAGCGTCGGAGAACGTCGCGAAGGCGCACCGGGCGCAGGAGTTGGCGTCGATCAAGCTGGCGTCGGCGTACTCGAAGGTCACCAGCGAGACCGACAAGCTCGGCAACTCCTCGAACAAGGCAGCGAAGCAGGCTGAGAGCCTCGGGCAGTCGATACCTAGCCCCCTGATCATCACCGGTATCGGCGCAGCGTTCGCGTTCGCCGGCCCGCTGATCGGCGCCGGTACCGCCGCGCTGGTCGGGTTCGCTGGCGCTGCTGGGACGGCGTACCTCGCGTACAAGGGCATCAAGGACCAGATGGATGCCGGTACGCCGCTTGGCCTGAAGTTCAAATCGACCCTGTCGGGGATCACCAAGGAGTTCGACAGCCTTACGCAGACGGCGGCGCAGGGTGCCGCGCCTGGTGTCCTTGGCGCGCTGACGAAGGTCCGCGACTTCCTGCCGACCTTGAACCCGCTCGTCGGCAACCTGTCGAAGCATCTCGGTAGCGCCTTCAACATCACTGCGGGCGGTGTCATCTCTGCACTGAAGACGATGTCGCCGCTGATCCAGGACGCCGGCAAGTACGCGGAGCTGCTCGCAACGAAGTTCGCGAAGTTCGCGGCGTCGAGCGAGTTCAAGGCGTTCGTCAACTACGCGCGGACAGAGCTGCCGCAGGTCGGGGCGGCGCTCACATCAACGGGTGAGGCACTGGTACGTATCGGTGTCGCACTGCACCCTGTCGGCGACGCAGCAGTGTCGGCGCTGAAGGGCGTCGCTGACGGCATCAACGCCCTCCACGTCGAGAAGCTGTCGGCCGTCGCGAGTTTCCTTGAGGGTGGCGACAAGAAGTCCAAGAACTCTCTGCTCGCGAACGCCTCGGGAACGCTGGGCGGCATCTTCAACCCGATCGGGTCGCTCGAAGACGTGCTCGGGAAGAAGCCGAAGCCGCCCACCGCTGACCAATTGGGGGCGATGAAGCAGGCCGCCGCGGTCAAAACGCTGGATGAGGCTGAGAAATCCCTCGGCCTGACCCTGGGGCTCACGAACAAGCAGCTTGAGGGTTACGCCGCGATCACCGGGATCACCCGTGAGCAGGTCGCAGCGGGCACAGTGACCACCGCGCAGTTCACCACCGCGGTGCAGCAAGTGTCGGCCGCCTACGGCCGGGCATCAGCATCGGGCACAGCGTTCCTGAACTCGCTGGCGACGTTCTCGCAGTCTGCTGGGACTTCCGCTGACCGGGCGTCTTTGATCGGTGCGACGTTGAAGGCCGCGAACGGTGACGCTCTCGGCTACGCGGGCGCGTTGTCTACGGTGACTACGGCGGCTGACGGCCTCGTGGTGTCGTTCACGTCGCAGGCGTCGAATATTGCGTCGCTTCGGCAGCAGATCAGGTCCGGCAAGCTGGATTCGCAGCAGTTGGCGCAGGCGCAGGTCAGTCTTGCTGATGCGCTGGCTCATTCGGAGTTGGCGGCGATCAACCTCAAGACGGGGATGATCGACACCTCGCGGCGGGGCGCTGGGCCGCTGATCCAGTCGTTGCAAGGCATTCAGGAAGCGTCGATGGCGGCAGCGTCGGCGACGTACCAGCATGAGGTTGCCACAAGGGGCGGCGTTAAGGCCGCTGACGACGCCTACGCCGTGTACGTCAGTTCGACCCGCGGCTCGCTCATCGACCAGGCCGCCAAGCTCGGTCTCACCAGCGGTCAGGCGCGCAGGCTCGCGGATCAGTATTTCGGCCTGAAGAACTCGGGCGACATCAAGAAGAAGATCGAGCAGATCGGCGGCGACAAGGTCCAGGCGATCCTGACCTCTATCAAGGACGTCCTGCTGTACATCGCAGGACTGGCGCCGCGCCCGACGGTCGGTGTCAACGACCAGGCGACACCGGTCATCACTGGCATCAAAAGCTCGATCGACAGCCTGTCCAACAAGACCGTGTACGTCAACACCGTTTACACGTATGCGGGTGGCCTCAGCAGTGTTGCGCCGGGCGCAGCGCACCCGCGGGCGAGCGGCGGCGGTCTACCCGAGGGCTATTCCACGATCAACGAGCAGGGCTGGGAACTAGTCCACAAGCAGGGCTCCAACGTCCAGGTCTTCTCGCATGAGCAGTCGAAGAAGATGCTGCCGCAGGGTCCGTCCGTTCCGGCGTTCGCGGGGGGCACGAAGGAGCAGCCGCGGTCGGTTACGGAGGCTGCTGGCGGTGGCGCTGCGTACGGCATCGCTCAGGTGATGCTGTCCCAGGTTGGTTCCGTCCGGGAAGCCACACGGTTGCTGTCGGCGGCGGTGAACGACGCGTTCGAGGTGCGGGGCATCCAAGCCAAGATCGCGGCGACGAAAGCCGATTTGGCGAATCTGATGCAGCAGGCGGGCCAGTTCAAGGGCTCCCTGTTCAGCACCTTATCGGGTGCGGTTGACCCGTCGAAGTACACGTCGGTCAGTGACCTGGTCGGCGCGTACCAGTCGGGCACCGCGTCGAACGGTCAGTTCCGGTCGGCTGAGAAAAAGCTGACCCGCGAGGGCATCAACAGTGGCCTGCTGGAGCAACTGCTGTCCTCCGGTAACTCCGCTGGGTTGCAGGCGCTCGCGGCGGGGTCAAAGAGTGATGTGCTGAAGGCCAGCAAGGCTTACGCCGCCTACCAGGGTTCAGCGAACGCGGCTTCGGCGTACGCGCAGAACGACGTGTTCGGTGGCCGTGTCCGGCGGGATCAGTCGTCGCTGTCGCGGCAGCAGGCGCAGCTCAGCAGGCAGATGGACGCCGTCGACAAGCTGGTCGCCGCCATCGGCCGGTTGACCAACCGTCCGGTGTCGGTGTCGATCGCGGGCAGCGTCATCGCGTCCGCTGTCATCAAGGACAAGCAATTCCAAGGCGTGTTCGACGCCTACCTCAAGAAGCTCGTCTACTCCTAGGAGCGCAGGTATGGCACTGAGCAACGCGTTACCGGCTCGGCAGGACATGGCGGCGAAGTTCGCGACCGTGGGCCTGTACGGGTTCCTCTGCACCGCCGATCCGGGTACGGGGACCGCGGTCGGCAGTGAAGCAACCGGCGGGTCCCCCGCGTATGCGCGGAAAGCGTTGACGTGGTCAGCACCGGATGCGTCGGGGCAGATCACGGCCACCGTCACGTTCGATGTGCCGGCGGGGACGTACACGTTCGCCGGGATTTCGACAGCCTCCACCGGCTCAACCCGTTACGTGTCGGGCTCGATCGGCACCAACACCTACGGCGCGCAGGCCCTTCACACGCAGACGTTCACTCTGCAAGTCAACTAGCCGGGGGGTGGCCCGATGACCACGTACCCCGGACCCACAACGTTCCCCGGGCCCAGCACTTTCCCGGGGGACTCGTCCACACCGACCGGCTCAGCGACCCTGGCACTGACCGCCGACGCCACCCTGACGTTGAGGGTGGTGCCGCGCGGCTCGGCGACTCTGGCGTTCACGGTGGACGCGAACCTGCTGCTGGGCGGGCCCA